ACCGTCTACTTGCGTGGTATTTGTATTTTGTGGTGTCCCAGTGCCAAGGCCGCTGATGTAATCACGCCCTTCAAGCCGAAGCTGGTTCCCCCTATTCGGGACGTAGTTGAGGTAAATCTTTTGAGTCGTGTCGTCACGTCTAACTTCACGTCCGAGTAAGAGGTTGTAGTTATCGCGTATACGCCCACTAGCCCCAAAATAAAACCAAGCGTGCTCAGCAAAGAGGACAGTTCCTTGACTATCAGTCTCCGCCGTAATTGTGACTGATAGCGAAGTGCTATTTTTTCCTTCGATGTCTCCTTCTGCAATTAAAAGCTCCCATCCGTTACCCGCGTGCATATTTGAAATGATGTCAGTCGATGCGTTTGACTTAATGGAGGTGTACACAGATTGTGCATTAGGAAACCCTCGATAATATACCCACACACCAAACGTCATTTTACGACCAGCTGCACTAGATGCTGTAACCCCTGTCATAGATGACACGTCTTGTGTATATGTAGCTACGGAACTACCTGTAGTATACAAGCGGGTACAGCTGTCGCCATACTTAGGCACAGTAGCGTCAGTAGTTCTATCCGCCTCCAATGTGGGAGTAAAGTTAGTTGCAGTCCATCCAGTTAAACCGTTTAATCTTGGTGTACTTAAAAGATTCCATGTTGTTTCAGAAGCTGTTGAGATTTCTTCATACACACGCACAGGTCCATGCCGTATGGAAGGTGGAATATCGAATGATGTGCTATGCCCATCCCCTGTGAGGGTGTCATCATACACAATTTGAAACAGGTCTTCGACGGCACGATATCGTGCTTCGTCTAGGCACTGATATTTAATGTTTGGGTCATACCTATGTAACTCGTACTGCTGGTAAATAGTCGGGATTATAGTGTATGCAGGTGCGTACGTTAATGTGCCTGTAGATGAAACAAAATTATCTACCCGTCGCACATCATACTGATTAGGCCCATTGATTGGGCGAACATAAAAATCTATTAACGAATCGTCGCCGAAACGACCTAGCTTATTATCAACCATTGTAGTTGTCGTACCCTGCAGAGTAGTTTCTCCAACCCAATAGTCCCCAATGAACTTAGAGAATCCATGCAACAGTTCTATTCCACGCATTGTCATTATGAAGACACCTCTACATGAGTTGCTACATCTACAGTTACATCTGGATCAACAGTCATCGTACCCACCGCTGCTGTTGATATAATAGACTCGGTTCCGTATACATCACGCTTAACCTGTACATCCCAGACATAATCGTACTCTCGTGCACCGAGTAGAGAAGTCTCAGCATGAGTTAATACCACCTGTGCTTCGCCTGTCGGCCCGTCAGTAACGTAAATGCCGTTACCTACCGTGCGCTGTACTAAGGCCCCAGAATCAGGCTCGCTATACCTAGCCTTTACCGTGAACCAAATAGACGCAACATTACCTGCAGTAGTTAGTGGGTATACATTGTTTCGAAGGTCTCTGAACCGTAGGTATAAAATAAGGTTGTCGCCACGACGCATAGTAATGTGGCTTACTGGGGCATAAATATTATCGCCAGAACTCTCTGGAATTTGAGAAACAAAACACATAGCCATGAGCCTTGCGCCTACGGTCTCTAGCGAGCCTGAAACAGTTATGGTTGCGCCAGTTGTTCCACTAGCTAATCTCAACATCCTTGCTGTTCCCGTTGCTGTCAGTGTTATGTTAGCAGTTCCGAAGGCTTCTTTTATTTCATTGACAACAGCGGTAGCTGCTGCCCCAACAGTAACTGTAGCTTCACCGTCAACCTGAAGTGAGGGAGTGCTAAGTAAAAGAAGTGAAGATAACGACATGCTTACTCCTAGACTGAATTAATAGACCAAGGATACGCTCTGTCTGTACCTACTGTTCGTTGCAAGGTTGCCGTAAATGAGAATGGTGAAGTTAATGGTTCAGTCTGCACGATTGGCTCAGCCTGCACACCCGTAAATGTTTGATCAATAAAGACAGCTACCGCACTCCCCGTGAGTGTCTTTGTTTTGGCTTTGAGCTTTACAGACTCACCCGCCTGTAATGCAGATAGATCAACTTGGACTACGTACACCCCAGCAAAAGTCTGAGCTGCCCCTAAGGTCTGCTCTGTACCATCAGTGGTTGTAGTGTCAGAATCTCGTACTACTAATGCCATGTCAGGCTCCTATCGTCGTTTCAAATTTGATTCATACGTTTGGTAGGAATAATGGTCGGCTTGGTCTTGAGTACCGAGCTGATACATCTCCGCTGTTACATCTTCAATTATCGTGAACATCGAATTATTATGGCTTGAAGATTCCCAACTTTGAGACGTGCCATCCTTGTCGGTTTCAGTGACCGTTAATTTGTATTCATCGATAGCTACGGTATCAGTGTCCTTGAATTTGAACGCAATCAAGCCCGTTTCTTTAATTAATAATTTCATATACCCCACCTTCCTACCAATTCTGTGTAGTATCGCCTGAACCTGATACCAGTATTTTAGTCGCCGATATTGCTGGACCGACTTTTCTCCATTGATTTGTAGAACTTAGGGTCGGGGCCGTTGCGGTTAATGATCCATCCGAATCTATGTAGTATGTCGAGCCAGCCGTTAACCCTGTCTGGCTTTCGTTGATTCCGCCGATGTGGGTTATATCAACAGAGACCCCAGTACCAACAGTGGCTTCGGCTGCGCCTATCCATCTCTGCACGTTAGTACTGCCGCCCGCTAGTGTTAGTGCGGCTACCTTATATGTAGCATCAGGATTATATCCAATCATCAATTTCGAAGACGCAACATTCCATCCGTTAGTCGAAGCTTTATAAAATCCCGAAGCGTTAGCGGCTTGAGTCCAAAAAGGGTTGGACCCGTTAAACACAAGAGTTTTGCCCGCCGCAACAGTGCCCGTAATTACATAACTACTATATGTACCGCCGCCCCTCATTACGAAAGCACCCGCAGCGTTGGTGATGAATACAGATTGATTCCGTGGTGCTAGCCAAGAATCACCACCCCAGTCCCAATCCGTTGCCTGTGCCGAAACGTTGTATTTCATAGAAATATTAATTGCTGTGCCGATGCTATTATCTGACATGTCGACCACATTCATCCACGTATCGCCTGATGCGCCCGAACCCCACGCGACAACGATTTGCCCCGTGTAGTGGTCATAGGTGCACTGTATAAAGTAGGGCAGAGTTGCAAAACTGACCTGTGTCAATGCGCCAATAGTGTAGGTGCTTCCATTGAATGGCACATTGTAATAATAATAATTTTCTGACGAATTCGCTTTTTGAAATGCGCAAAATGCTGCGCCGTTCGTTTGGTCCCAAACTACGTTTGGAAAATACGCATTGGTAATAGCCGCTGAACTCGCAATGATTGTGGGTGCTGATGCTGTAATCACTCGCCCACTTGTCACACTACAGTTCAGAATAATGAATCGTCCTGTCACATCGTAGGTGTTCATAACTACATGAAAAACGTTGTTAGTTGTATCCCAGCACATATTATAATAATCATCGGTATTGTTTAGATAAGTGCTTTCGATAATGGTCATAGTTGGATAACCCGCACCCGAACCTGCATCAATCGTGACGGACGACCCATCATATGTGAACGCCACCGCTTCTGTGTTGGCCGTGGATGAGTTTTTAAATATAGCTAAATAGACATTATTATGGTCGTCGTAATCCATGCCGCAAATAGTGAGGTATTGCCCCCCTGCGTTCTGCCTATTGCAAATAAGGAATGGAGCCGTGGTTGTGATAGTGCCACCCGACTCAGTGATAAATACCACATAAGCATTATCCGAAGTATTGCTGTCGGGTTGAAGTAACGCGGTACATCCGTTCGCGGTGTCATAAGCCATAGCATTAGCGTAATTATTGGCATACGTCGTCTGAGCCGTCACACCTGCGATTAGCGCGAAATCTTGAAGCGTACTAGTGACAGTGCTCACCGTGCCATCTGCATTTTCAATAACCATATCGCCAGCAGTAATCGAACCGCTTGATGTCATTGAAGTAGACCCACCTGAAGCAGCAGCTACCCACGAAGGGGCAACAGCCGCTCCGTTCGATGTCAATACATCACCTGCTGTAGCTGACAAAGCAAGCTCGGTTAAATTTCCAGTAGGGTTCGTGTATAAAACTGTATTATTGCCACCCTTAAGGCCCGTAAGCCCGTCGAATTCTGGAGCAGTGGCTCCTGTGGAGACTAATGTTTGCCCGTCTGTACCAATAGATACTTCTTGAACGTCACCGCTACTATCGGTATAAAAAACTTTGTCAGCACTACCTGTTAGGGTAGTGATCTCATCTGGACCATTTACTGTTGGCATTATCTACTCCTAAGCGACGGTGATAACTAATGATGCAGCTTGAAACTGCACCGCATCACCATCATTACACACAACAGGAGTTGTTAACGTGCCACCAAACATAAAGTTTATAGCACTTCCTGCTGCGTCATTCCATAAACCAAAATGAGTGGCGGTAGCCCATGCACCACCAGAGGCAGCGGTGAAAGTAATTGCAGTTACATTGTTTGTTGACCCAGCCGCAATTACTGCCCACGCGGATGCCCCATTTGTATATGGGGCCCGTGCATAAGCATTAGTAGCTGGCAGTTCATTCGCACCAGTAGCCGCTGGACTAGCTGTATGCAATGAAATGTAATACGTAGTGTCGGGGACCATTAAATACCCAGCATCATCAGTGATACGAGTAGCAACATGATTTCCGAACGTGACTGAAGTTGCCATTGTTCTCTCCTAATTAAATGTGATAGGGCATACTACTCCCCAGCATCTATACCCTACCACACTATATTACAAAACTAGAGGTCTCGTGGGGTAGCTAATACTAAAACGTATGTAGCGTTCCCTGCACTTGTACCTGCCATATTTTGCTCATGGTTGCCAGTAGACCAACCAAGGCCTCGCCCCAAAAACTGTCCATTTTCAAGACAGACTGCAACAGTATCACTAGCAGCCATTGTTATGACTGTTGTACCTAGATCAGCCCTCTGTGAAGGGGGCCTGTTACCAGCAACCATAGTTATATCGTCACCTCCAGCACCTTGATCAGTGAAAACAAAAGTTATTTTCTTATCACCGTAAGTGCTCAAGTCAACGTTAAAACCATCAGCGCCAGCAGTTATCAAAGTACCTAATGTACCGAAAGCGGCTGTATTGAGATCTGCGGATTCAGTATTAAGGGTAAGGTCAGTTACCGTGACTGTTGTTATAGCCATTTATCTATCCTCCCTATGTACCTTCAGTGCCGTAGATGTAGCACAACCCATATGGACGAGTGACCTTTGCACCGTAAAGATGCAAACCCTTTAGAGCATCACTGAATGAACCCTCAGGCCGAAAAGCCTCAGTGTCATCAATTTGCTCGGCATAGGTAGCCGACTCATTCACACCTGTTTGGATGTAGTAGTTCACACCAGCACCTGCTAGTGAGGACAAGTTGTTTGATACAAAAATATCAAATCCTGCCGCTCGCCCGATGTTCCCATTTTTAAGGTCGTCTCGGTTAGCAACCGTACCATATGATACGAATCTATCATCCTTAAGCAACATACCTTCCATCCAAGGTGGGATTACTGCCCACCTACCGCGTGTAGGTACGTTCTGCTCAGTAAGTGCAACGCCTGCATTTACTAAAGATACATATGCGTTTGTTTCACCGCCGCCAGTGCCGATAGTTAATACCGCGCCTCCGCCGCCTGTGACATTGTTTGTTGATCCAGCTTGCAGTACGCCTGCTAGATATGTGTCTACAGCATCTGCCATAGACCATGCGGTTTCCCTCGTAGCAGCATCCATTAATTTTGGCTTCTGCTGCCATTTGTCTATATCGTCAATCTCGAAATTGAAGT